GAAAAATAGTTCTTGACAAAAGGTTAGATTTTTGATATAATATGTTATTCTATAATTGGAAAAAGATAAAAAAAGAAAGCAATGGAAGTGTTAATGATATTTTAACAATACTCCATATACTTACTTATAAACTGCCTCCAGTTAATAGGCACGACAGAATATTCAAGTTCTGGCAAAAGAGTTTTCATGGGCATAGTTTCCTTGTTAACCCTGAGCCGTTGTTTATTCAAAGAAGGAGATACTCGGATAGCGAGATTGCACAGTACGCAGGTATCGCGTCACTACGCAACTATTTTGAGTATCAAAAAACGAAAGATACCACTCTAGACCTTCTATACTTTACAGGCAAGAAGGACATAATAGAAAGCAACAGATTACTTTGGATTGAAGAGGATAGAATTCACTTCAAGTTTGAAGAAATCAATAAAGGAGAAATAAAATGGCAATAAGTTTTAATCAAGCCAAGGGCGAAGCCCAAAAGAACAAAATCGATAGCTACCAATATGTAGAAGGCGATAATAAAATAAGAATGGTCGGTGACATGTTACCAAGATATGTATACTGGCTAAAAGGTGAAAACGGAAAGAATTTACCTTTCGAGTGTTTGTCATTCGACAGAAACACTGAAGCATTTACCAATGTAGAGAAAGATTGGGTAAGAGAATATCATCCAGAGCTTAAATGCGGATGGTCTTATGCAATCCAATGTATTCATGATGGTAAAGTCAAAGTCTTAAATCTTAAGAAGAAACTACTGGAACAAGTAATGGTAGCCGCGGAAGACCTCGGAGACCCAACTGACCCTGAAACAGGGTGGGATGTATGCTTTAAAAGAGTTAAAACAGGACCGATGGCTTACAATGTTGAGTACCAACTACAGGCATTAAAATGCAAACCAAGAGCTTTAACTGAAGACGAACAAGAATTAGTTAAAGACCTTAAGTCTATGGATGAAATCTTAACAAGACCAACTCCAGACGCACAGAAAGAGCTTCTCGATAGATTAAGAGAAGGGGCAGATAATTCAACTCCTGATGAATCAATCAGTGACGAATTTGACATTAAATAAGGAGAATCATGATTACAGTAGGACAAAAATTTCCTGCATTTACTTTGCAGGGAGTCGACAAAGACAATAACTTTGTAGAGGTATCAGTTACAGAACAGTATGAGCCTTTAAAAAGACAGTATACAGTAGTATACTTCTACCCAAAGGACTTCACTTTCATATGCCCAACAGAGATTGCGGGAATGGATATGTTAGTAGATGAAGCAAATGTAATTGGTATAAGCGGTGATAATGAGTTCTGTAAGTTAGCTTGGAAACAAGATAATGAAATCATAGGCAATATACAACACTCTTTAGCAGCAGACTGTGGCTTAGGCTTATCTCATAAATTAGGAATAGTGAATGAGGAAGCAGGAGTATGTTATAGAGCTACATATATCATAGATAGAAACGATATAGTGCAACACGTAAGTGTTAATGCACTTGATACTGGCAGAAACGCTAAAGAAGTTCTTAGAACTTTACAAGCAATCAAAGCTGGTGGTCTTACAGGGTGTGAATGGACACCTGGGGACGAGTTTGTAGGATGATATTATTCACAGCAGATTGGCATATTAAATTAGGGCAGAAGAACGTACCTATGGCATGGGCATGCGCTCGCTATAAAATGTTCTTTGAGCAAATTCAAGAGATTGAAAAATGTGATAGAATTGATCTGCACATCATTGGTGGGGACTTGTTTGATCGAGTCCCTTCAATGGATGAACTAAGTCTTTACTTTGACTTTGTAAAGGGCGTTAGTAAGAGAACGATTATTTTTGATGGAAATCATGAAGCTACTCGTAAAAATAAAACTTTCTTTACAAACTTAAAAAAAGCAACTACAAGTATTAACCCACTTGTAGAAGTTATAGATGAAACTTATTATGAAGATGATTGGGCAATACTGCCTTATGCAGACTTACATAAGAAAAAGAGTATAGAGAACATAGATACTGAAATACTATTTACACATGTTCGTGGAGAGATACCTCCTCATGTACAACCTGAAGTAGATTTAGAAAGGTTTGATAAATATAAGTATGTATTCTCTGGTGATTTACATTCGCATGAAAATACTCAAAGAAACATAATATATCCTGGTAGTCCAATGACTACAAGTTTTCATAGAAACATAGTAAAAACAGGATATCTATTAATTGATGACACATGGGAATGGACATGGCATCAATTTGACCTTCCTCAGCTATTAAGAAAAACAGTAGTAAGCGAAGATGAAATGGTACAAACAGACTTTCACCATACTATCTATGAAATAGAAGGTGATGTATCAGATTTAAGTAATATCAAAAATAGTGAGTTACTTGATAAAAAAGTCATAAAAAGAAAAACAGAAGCAACTTTAGTATTAGATAAAGAGATGTCAATGGAAGAAGAACTTAATGAGTATTTAAGTTATATATTAGAGTTGAACGAAGATAAAGTTAAAAATATTTTAGGAGTGTTTAGTGATTACGCTAAAGAAGTTGCAGTGGAGTAATTGTTTCAGTTATGGAGCAGACAATGAGTTAGATTTAACCGAAAGTATAGTAACACAATTAGTTGGTACTAACGGTACAGGTAAATCCTCTATACCTCTCATATTAGAGGAAGTTCTTTTCAATAAAAACTCGAAAGGAATTAAGAAAGCAGACATACCAAATCGTGAAGTCAATAATGGCTATGATATATCTTTGTCTCTTGATGTAGTAGATGATGAATATAAAATAGATGTAGTTCGTAGAGGTAATATTAAAGTAAAACTCTATAAGAATGGAGAAGATATATCAAGCCATACAGCTACAAATACCTATAAAACTTTAGAAGAAGTTATGGGTATCGACCATAAAACTTTTAGTCAGATTGTATATCAAAATACTAATGCATCTTTGCAGTTTCTTACTGCTACAGATACAAATAGAAAAAGATTTTTAATAGACTTATTGCAGTTAAATAATTATGTAGAATATTTTGAAGTATTCAAAGACTTAGCAAGAGCCTCTGGAACAGAAGCTACACGACTGCAAGGTAAAATTGACACAATAAATAAATGGTTGTCAGATAATAAAATGGAAGATACCTCACTATTATCGAAGATCGATCTACCATTTGTGTCGGAAGAAGATGATAAAACTTTACGTTCTCTTATGATAGAATATGAAAATATCACTGAAATAAATAAAAAAATTAATAAAAATAATTTTACAAAGGAACAACTAAGTGAAATAGATGTTACCGCTTACAAAGAACAATTAGAGGAATATACTGCAGATTTTGATGTAGCTCCTCTAAGTAAGAATATCACTTTAGCAAAGTATAAAACTAATGAACATTTGGAATCTCTAAAAGAGTATAAAACTATGAAAGGCGAGTGTCCCACATGTCATCAAGATATAGATGAAGATTTTGTACAAAAACAAATAGAGTATCATTCTGAAAAAGCTAAGCATTATGAAATGCAAATAGTAGATTTAACAAAAGAAAAAACAGAAGCTACAAGAGTTAATACGATAAGAATAGTTGCAAAAAGAAAGATAGAAGAGTGGGAAGACCTGTTCAGAGATATAGATGGAACATTACCAACAGAAGTATTAGCTCCAATAGCACTTGAAGCAAAAATTAATGAGTTAAAGGTAAAGATAAAAGATAACCGTGATGCGTGGGAAGATGTAGCTGCAGAGAATGAAAGAATAGAAAGACATAATACTCGTATATCAATTATAGAAGAACAACAACAAGATTTTGAAGACCAATTAGCTTCTCTTACACAAGAAATATCTATAGTAGAAGAAAAGCTTGGGCATATAGAAATATTGAAAAAAGCATTTAGCACAAATGGACTACTTGCTTATAAAATAGAAAATTTAGTAAAAGACTTGGAAGAACTTACAAATGAATATTTAGCAGAACTATCAGATGGTAGATTCAGTTTAGAGTTTGTAGTACTCAACGATAAACTAAATGTAGAAATAGATGACAATGGTAAACCAGTAGATATCTTAGCTCTCAGTGCAGGTGAACTTGCAAGAGTTAATACTTCTACTCTACTTGCTATTAGGAAACTAATGAGCAGTATATCAAAGTCACGAATAAACGCCCTATTCTTAGACGAAGTAACAAATGTGTTAGATGAGTTAGGGAAAGAAAAATTAGTAGAACTATTACTAAGAGAGGAAAATTTGAATACTTACATAGTATCACATGGTTGGACACACCCACTATTGTCCAAAATAGAAGTAATAAAAGAAGATAAGGTTAGTCATTTAGATGGTTAATCCAAGACAGAAAGGTAATCGAGGAGAGCAACAAGTAATTTCTATTCTCGATAGAGTAACCCAAGAAAAATGGGAACAAACTCCAGGATCTGGTAGTGGAAAGATTAAAGGAGATTTGAGAGTACACGGAAAACATAACATTTTCTGTGTAGAGGTAAAGTTCTACAAGCATGTAGGGTTTGATGCTAAGATATTCACACAAAAAAGTAATAACTTCTTTAAGTGGTGGAGTAAGATTTGTAAACAGGCTCAACAGATGAAACAAGAACCGCTTCTCGTCTTTCGCGAGAATCATGGTAAGTTCTTTGTAGCAACAACAAGAGAACCTAAAAATACATTGAGATATATGCATATTGCCTGGCTGGGTGCATACGTTCTTATATTAGAAGACTGGCTGGATAAAGAGGAGATTAAATTTACAAATGGCGATTTCGTTCTCAAGCCTTGGGAACCCAGCTCCGATTGGGAACTTGCTGATAGTTGATGGTCTTAATATTGCATTTAGATGGAAACATCAAGGTGTATTAGACTTCAAGTATGACTATGCACGAACAGTAGAAAGTTTAGCAAAGTCATATAATGCAGGTACAATCATAATTACTGCTGATGGCGGTAGTAGTTATAGAAAAGCTATATTACCCGAATACAAGGCAAACCGTAAAGAAAAATACGCAGAACAGACTCCTCAAGAAGAGAAAGAGTTTGCAATGTTTATGGCAGAGTTTAGTAATACACTTACTTTGCTAAAAGAAAAACATACAGTCCTACAATTCAAAGGAGTTGAGGCTGATGATATAGCAGCATACATAAGTATGAATTTAGATAAGTTTAATTTTGATGAGTGTTGGATGATTTCATCTGACCGAGATTGGGATTTACTTATAAACGATAAAGTCTCAAGATTCAGTACTGTTACTCGAAAAGAAACAACAGTACATAATTGGGACGAACACTATGACTTTGAAATCGAAGATTATATTACATTCAAATGTCTAACTGGCGATAAAGGAGACAATGTTCCAGGAATACCTGGAGTTGGCCCAAAACGCGCAGTACAACTAATGGAACAGTATGGTACAGTATTTGACATATATGACGCTTGTCCTATAGAAGGCAAATATAAATACATACAATCACTAAACGAAAATGCAGAGCAACTTCTGTTAAATGTAGAGTTAATGGACTTAGTCACTTACTCAGAAGAAGCAATCGGCAAAGACAATATCCAAGTTATAAACGAGGAAATAATTAAAAGGCGAGAAGATGGTTAAAATAGATTATAGTAAAGATAGTATGATTACTGAGTTCAGTAAGAAAACTCTACAGGATCGATATCTTGTAGGAGATGAAAAGAGTCCTCAGGAAGCATTTGCACGAGCTGCAGAAGCTTTTGCTGATGACGAAGCACATGCACAGCGTATATATGACTATGCCAGTAATCTCTGGTTTATGTTTGCTACACCTGTGTTATCCAATGGTGGAACAAAGAGAGGATTACCTATCAGTTGTTTTTTGAATTACGTAGAGGACAGCAGAGAAGGTATAACAGGGCATTACACTGAGAACGCATATCTATCATCAATGGGTGGTGGAATCGGCGGCGGGTGGAGCGATGTTCGTGCCCAAGGCACAAAGACGTCGAAAGGCTCAGAGTCCACTGGTGTTATTCCATTTATGAAAGTAGTAGATGCAGAAATGTTGGCATTTAGCCAAGGAGTAACTCGTAGGGGTAGTTACGCATCTTATCTGCACATGTCTCACCCCGAAATAGAGGAGTTCTTAGATGTACGAAAGCCTACTGGCGGTGATACTAACCGTAAGTGTACTAATTTACATCATGGAGTAGTAATTCCAGACAAGTTTATGGAGATTATACATAGGGCTGCTCACGAAGATAACTTCAACGACGACTGGGAGTTGAGAGACCCTCATAGTGGAGAAGTCAAAAGTGTAGTCAGTGCAAGAACACTTTGGGTAAAGTTACTACAGAATCGTATGGAATCGGGAGAACCATACTTGATGTTTGAAGATGCCGTACAGGCAGACTTACCCGAGTTTCAGAAAAGAAAAGGACTGAAAGTAAATCATTCTAATCTTTGTTCTGAAATTACTCTTGCAACAAATGAAGAAAGAACAGCAGTATGTTGTCTATCAAGTGTAAATCTTGAGTACTATGACGACTGGAAAAATCATCCAGCGTTTATACCAGATTTGGTACGCTTCTTAGATAATGTGCTTACTTACTTCATCACCAACGCACCCACAGAATTAGAAAGAGCTCGATACAGTGCTGAAAGAGAGAGAAGTATTGGTCTTGGTGCAATGGGATTTCATGCGTATTTGCAAAAGACTGGAATAGCTTTTGAAGGTGCAATGGCAACTGCCGCGAATCTGGAGATATTTAAACATATAAAGACTCAGGCTCAAACAGAAACAGAAAGACTTGCAGTAGAAAAAGGTGCGTGTCCAGATGATGATTCATGTTCAGTAAGAAATGCTCATCTTCTCGCAATAGCGCCAAATGCTTCAAGTAGTATAATTTGTGGAAACACAAGTCCAAGCATTGAGCCTTACAGGGCAAATGCTTTTACACAGAAAACTAAGTCTGGTTCTTATTTAATGAAGAACAAATTTTTAGAAGAAGTACTGGAAAAGTATAATCAGAATACTGATACAACTTGGACAAGTATCATAACAAATAAAGGAAGCTGTCAGCATTTAGAGTTCTTGACTGATGAAGAAAGAGAAATCTTTAAAACCGCAGTAGAAATAAATCAGGCATGGGTAGTAGAACACGCAAGTATGAGACAAGATTATATTTGTCAATCACAAAGTGTCAATCTATTCTTTCCACCTGATGTAAATAAAGGCGATCTGCATAACATTCATATGTTAGCATGGGCGAAGAATATGAAAACTCTTTACTATTTACGAAGT